GTTCTTCTGGCTCGTTATCCCATTCTTCTTCAACTTCTTCATCAGACTTAATACCTGCTAAGTCTTGTAAACGTCCTACTTCAAAGTCTTCGTACGGACTAGGATCTTTAACTCTAATATCCTGTGGAGCCTTCTTGCCGTTAACACCGTCTAAACCAGCATCAGTAGTAACTGCCGCTACATCTGAATATTGTTCTTGTGGTGCATTGTCATATTCTGGAGTATCACCGCAACCGCATGATGGTTCTGCCTTAACAACAGGAAGATTTTCTTGACCTGGCATCATGTTTGGTGTAACTTGTTGTAGGCCTGCTAATTGCATCATTCTAGCAATAGCACTTGCCTCTTCTGGAGTATCACAAGAAATAGTAATACCTTCTTTAACTTTTTCTTTATCTTTAAGTGCCTTTTTCATAGGCTCTTTTTTGTTACCGTCTTTATCAACGTCTAAGAAATCTGGTTTTGCTTTCTTGGCTTCTTCAACACTTTTGCCATTCATGCGTTCTGTGTTATCAACTGCATCGGTGACTACGTTAGGATTCTTTTTATCTAACTCACGTAATCTTTCTAATACATCATACATTTCAACACTGGCCATTATCCTTCCTCCTTATAGCGGTCCTTTGCTTCCTTTGCAAGTTGCTGAAGGAAGGTTTCTTTACCTTTTTCTGTAACTACTAGTGCATCTTTATCAACTTTGACATCATCATACTTGTATTCACCGTCGTTTAACTTAGGTTCATATGTAGTATCTGTTTCTTCTGCTTGATATTCTTCGTATGGCTCGCCTGGCTTGCGCACACGAATAAAATCATTTTGAATATTAAGTGCGTCGGATAACGCCCAACGTAATTCTGGCGGTGTAGTAGGATAGTTAAGTGTTGCTTCGTACACTGTAACTTCCATATTTTTTAATTCTGGAAAATCTAACGGGAGATTTTGAATTGGGGTTTTCTTGCCTGGTGATAATTTAGCAACGTCCCATTTCTTAAGAGCGATTTCTAAATTATCCTCTGTGTTTTCAGATAGTTCCCCAGCAATTTTGATGACAAAATCGTATTGCTTTGATGCTTCTGCTAGGTACTTCTTAAAGTCGCTCATGTTTTTCTCCTTTAACTACGTTTATTTATCTTCATCTTTGTTTAAAAGGCGTTCTAAGAGCGAGTTACGATCTGCTACTACATAACCTTCTGCATCAACAGTGTCGTCATTTGTTCCGGCCTTTTGGTCTGCTTGTTGCTTTTTAATTTGCAACTCAATCATTTTTAATTTTTTATCGATTTTTTGACTTTTAGCATCAATCGCATTTTTAAGCATGTTTGAAGCAGTTTCAAAAACTCTACCTGCATATCGCGCTTCAACGTTCATACCTAAATCCATTAAATCTTCGTATGATTGTTTTGCACGTTCTGCTAAATCGTCTAATTCTTTATCTGCTAATTCGCCAAGTCCTTTAACCATTGGTAAAGCGGCAGATATTTTATCAAATTCGTCTATAGAACGCTCGAGTTTAGTAACTTCTTTTTTAGTTTCTTCGACAGGCGATTCAACTTGACTCATTACTTGTTCAACTTCAGGCAATTCTAGTAATTCTTCTAGTTTCTTAGTCATAGTAATACTTATCTTCTTTGGCCTTGGTGGAATAAATCTTTTTCTGTGATTACACGAAACGTAATACCGTTTTGTTTACAATATGCGGCCGCGGCTTCCCACTTGGCTTTATTTTTAATATATTGTGCTTGATTATATACTGATTTTCCTACTGCTTCTTTTACTGTGTGATTTTCAGGTTTAATTTCAATTACTTCGGCTTTAGTTTTGCCGTGTTTGTTAGCATATACAATAAAGAAATCTGGAACATAAATTGTATACTTGCCGTCGAGTGGATTTCTATAAGGAATACGAATACTTTCACTGGCCCATTTGGCTACTGAAGGATGCTCGTCACACAATTTCATAAACTGCCACTCCCAACTACTACGATACATAGGAGCCTTAGTTCCTATATATTTGTCAGGATTTTTAAGTTCGTATTTGCCACGGGCAAACTTTCCTAAACGTGCCATTATGCAAAAATATTCCTCTTGGCAGGATTAGTATCTTGTACAGGTTTTGCAGTACCAAGTGTACTTGTTTTTACTCTGTTATTGTTTAATACTTCTCCAATTAGGTCGCTTAATTGAACGTCATTAAAGTCTCTAATTTGATCTAGGTACGTTAACGGATTAACATTATCTAGTTTTGCTTGCCTTAAAATAATAAACGCAGTAGTACGTGCGGCATCGTCGTCCATGCCCCTTTTCTTAAAGAAGCCAATAAATGCATCAGAGTCAGTTGCTTTAAACTCTAAAGGTGCTTTGTTATAAGCATCAAAAAACTTTAGTGTTTTATCACTTGAACTTCTTTCTTTTTTGATTTCAGATGTTGGTAAGTTTGAATATTCTGCCATGTTACTGTACCGCCGTTTGTTGAGTAGGAGTAATTTCAATTGATCCTGTAGCAGACAATGATTGTCCACTAGCATCAGTTGGTAATACTACTGGATTAACAGGAGTAATCTCAGCAGTTCCTGTTCCTGTTAACGGTGTTGTTTCAGTGGTGCCTTGACCTGTTAATGTTTGCGATGTATCTTGTACATTAAGTTGTCCGGGCTGTGCACCGCTTACGCCAGGAACTTGTGTTCCTCTAGTACTGTTAATGTATCCGTTTTGTCCTGCCACTAGTACTGTGCTTCTTGCCGCAGTGTCAATTGCTCTAGCACCAATGTTTTCTAATTCGTTACTAACACCCTCTTTAGTTAATTGTTTTGCGTTGTCGTATGTATTTTTTGCTTTGATAGCAGTACCAATTAGTGCAAAAGGATTGTTATACGTTCTTGGATCAAACAAATCGCCTACAACATCTAATCCTCCAGCAAGCACACCGCCTGCTCCGAACAGTGTTGGAGTGCCGCCGCCAAATAAACCCAATGGTGATGGATTTTTATCGTAGTGTAACGATGCAAACCCGTCTGGATTGTTTGTACTTACTACTCCACTTCCGTATTTGATACCTTCGTAAATAACAGACATTTGATTCTCAGCAGGTTGACTGCTAGAGTTGTCCATGTTTGGTGCTCGCCATTCTTGAATCATTGGATTGATTAAAGTGAACTCTGAAAATTTATGTTGGCTCAGTTGATATATAGAAATACGTCTAAAAAATCTTCTAGAACGGTTTGAATCTAAACCAAATTTAATAGGTTGTTGTTTACCGTTTGGTGAGTTGTATGTTACTTGTCTACCTAGTGCATCTGCATATTGTGAGTCTGCATATGTAGCCTTAAAGTACTGTTGCCACATGCCATTAACAACGTCAGCATTGTCATCGTGGAATGTAAATGTTACCGGTTGATAGTCAACTCTTGTTTGAACATTTGTTTTCTTTCCGTATTGATTAAATGTTTGTGTTTGTACACTTACACTTGGCAAGTTTACTGATTTAACCAACATACCTGCTTCAGTGTTTGGCGCACTTTTAAGAAATCCTAAACTTGCGGCAATACCTGCAATACGTTGAACCGCAGAATCAATCTCAAAATATACATGATATAAGAATTGAACCTTTGGTGTAAGTCTATTAAAATTGTCAGTATACAGTCTAGCCGCATGAGCATAATCATGCATGTCGCCTTCTGCTGTTGATACTGTTGTAAAAAGTTTATTAATCCAGCCCATACTATTATTTAGCCGTAAAAAAAGGTCGGTGAAAAAACGCCGACCTCTTCTTAGTTTTTACAAAACTATTAGCCTGTTGCTAAAGTTCTAACTGTTCTAGCGATTGCGCCACCGATACCATCTGGCTGACCAGCACCATTAGTTTGGATTGCGTTATCGTACTGAATTGACATTTGAATGTCGACTGGGTTAGAATCGCTGTATGCTAATTGGTTATAGTTAATGTCTTGGATAAAGCATCCTACTAGTTCAAATGTTTCAAGCACTTGAGGAGCATTTGCGCCGTTACCACCATCTAGAATTTCAATTCTAGTTTTGAACTTGTAGTCGATACCACTTGCGGCTGAACTCTGCTCGAAGAAGTCGAACTGCTTCTGCATTTGCTCACCTGCTAGTTTGTTAACAGCATTGTTAACATCATCACGTACAGTTAATGTGATTGGTTGCCATGTATGCTTACCTGCATAGAAAACCTTTGAGTTGTAAACATCGATTGCGATAGATTCAAAGTTAACGTTTGGTCTAGTTACATCGATTACTTGTTTTGTTAGTTCCACTACTGGTGATCCTGCTCCAAAGTTTTCAAGTGTAACGCGGAAGCGATACTTGAGTTTAGGCATCAACAAGCCTTGTGAACTTGCTGACTGGTCACTAGCCAATGGCACTGTAAATCTTGATAAACTTGAAATTGCCATTTTATTTTGCTCCTTTAATAAACTTATTTATCACCATTATTGATTGCCCAAAGTTGCAATCTCGCCAGTGTTCTTCAAGCGTAGTGGAATGTAAATAAATTCAACTGCTTTAACTGGTTCAATAGCAATGTCAACGTACAACTCGTTACGATCGATTCTACTTGGTGTGTTGTTTGATTCATCACACACAACTAGGAAGTCGTAAAGTGCTCTTTGACCTACCAATTCAAGTAATAGGCTTTCTGTAGCCTGTTTGATTTCATCTCTTGTGATCTTGTCATTTGGTTCAAACATGAACGGCTTAGCAAGTAGACTTAATTGACGTCTTAGATACGCAGTTAAACGTGCAACGTTAATTCTGTCTAGTGCAGAAGCGTTTCTTGCTCTAGTGTATTGACCAAAGTTAACAAGTCCGCTACCAGTGATGTAAGTAATAGGGTTAATTTTAACACTTGCCATTGTGTCTCTAACACCTTCGTTTAGAGCAACTGGCTTAAACTCACCTTCACTGTCAATATAACCAACACTTGATGCGTTTGTAATACCACCACGTCTTGTACCTGCTGGTGCAAACCATGGATAAGAAACTGCATCACTTAGTGCAATAGTGCGTAGCATCATGTAACTTGGTGGTACAACAATGTTGTTTCCAACAACGTCAGTTGTATAACCGGATGGGTAGAACATACCCATGTATTCGTCATATGATGTAACACCATCTTCACCATCTGCTAGTGCATTTGCCGCATTTGAACCATAGTTTAGAAGTTCAGTTGCAGAAGAACCTAGTCTAAATGGTGTATCACCAATTACAAATCCTGTAATTCCTCTGTCAATGTTTAGAGAAACTAGGTTAGTTACACATTCTACGTAGCCTGGACAACTTAGTAGTGTAAAGTTACGTGTTTCCTCATCACGTAAGTCTTGGTTAGTGTCGATTTCGCTCTTAAGGGCGGCTACTACGGTCTTGCGTTGTGCTTTACGACCGAATAAACCTGAACCGTCTTCAGCAGTAGTGTTCCAACCAACCCAACGATCAGTTGCATAAGCACTCATTGATTCGTCTGCTGAACCTGCGGTGTATGTAGTACCAGTACCTTGGAAGCGAATGTTACGTCCGCTGTTTGCATTAATATCGACATGTCCTGAAACGAACTTCTTAACATTAAATCCAGAACGTCTAGTGTTCCAAAGTAACATGCCTCTTGGATACAAGTCTGGATCTGGTGAATCTGGATCAACAAAGTCGCTTGTTAGATAATCTTCGATATCTGCGGCTGTGTCACCTGTTGCACCACTTACGCCATAACGTGCATCTGCAAATAAAATACCATCTTCTGTAGTTTGATCACTTACATCAATAGCAACCCATTCTAGAGCGTTGCCATCATACTTGTAAATATTTTGACCATAAGTTTCAGTGTTACCTGAATCTACCCAAATGTCTTGATCTGTCATTCCAGTAGTTGGCTGTGTAGCACTTACTGTAATTGAGGCATATGGATAAACGTTGTTATAACCTCTCCATACAGCACCGTCGTGTACCATAATGTCAACTTCGTCTAGTACAGTTGAGTACCATAGTGTACCGTCTGCTGGTGTACTAGTCGGTGCGCCTGCACTTGCTTCGTAACTTAATGATTTCCAGTTACTAACAACAATGCCGCCTGTAAAGTCACCTGCACTTGGTGCAGTATATACGTTGTCAACAGCATTTGTAATACCCATAGCATTTAATGGACTATAAGTACCGTCTTTAGCATAAATCTCACCGCCTTTGCTGTGAGTAAGTTGTAATGCACCAGTTGTAAGTACTTCTGCTGTGATGTATGTGAAGCCAGCCGCAGAAATTGCACTAGCCACTGCGTCTGCATCAGTACCAGTTACTGTAATTGATTTAGTAGTTGCTAGTGTATCGCTACCTGGTACACTTTCTGCCATTGTAAATGTGCCGCCAGTTGAACTAATAGTTCCTGCTGTAGCACTACCAACTGCTGTAGTTGGAGAAACTGCTTGTCTACGATATAGTTTAAAGTTAGCAAGTGGTTTGTCTGCATCAGTTGTGTTACTAATAACCATTAGTGAACCAACTGCAATGTTTTCGCCGCCGCCTACACTATCTAAACCTTTATCTGCTTCTTCACGTGTAGCATAAATTGGAGCACTTACAGTTGACCAAGCACCTGCTGAAGCGTTCCATTGCTTAACTAGATATAATGCACCTAGGTTAGGCTCAGTGGTTTTAACCCAAACACTACCTGTTGGGCGTCTTGAACTTACTGTAGAACCATCGATAGTTTGTGTATCGTTGGTTTTCCAAGTAGGAACTCTACTGTGCTTACTAATTTGTAGTGTAATACCTGGCTTGTAGCCTGGCTCTAAACCTAATGTGTTTAGAAGCGCATCTGCACCAACATCTGCTAATACTAGGGCACCGTCAACAGTTGAGTCTGTGTTGCCGCCTGCTGTACCGTCTGTGTAAATTTCTAATCTACCGGTTGATGTTGCTTTTGCTCCAACACCGTTAATGCCTGCCGCGTTAATTGATGCCGCCATGTTTTGTACATCTGTTCCACCAAACGAAGTAGAATATGTAACAGTTGTACCGTTAATCTTAATTGCTGGAGTACCTGTGATACTTGGAAGAGATGCAGTACCTTGTACTACTGGCCAACTAGTTGCCCAACAGTCTGAAGTAAATGTTGCAACACTACCTAGTGAGCCAAAGCCTGTGTTAGTAGTTGATCCAACTTTAACCCAGTTATTGTCTGCGTTCTTGTACCACATTTGGTTCTCTGTGTTCCAAGTTACGATAGCATAATCACCTTTAGAACCTACAGAAGTTTTGATACCTGTATAAGTTGCACCAGAGACACCAGTTAATTGAGTTGAGGAGTTAACAACAGTTGGTACCTTGTTAGCAAACTTTTGTGTACTTGCGTCCCACTCAAATACACCATAATTTGTATCGTCGGTGTCAAACCAATATGTTCCGTCTGCTGGATCACCTGCTGGCGCACTTGCTGAACCTGTTAGTTCGCCTAGGTCTACATCAGCACGAACAACATATGCTCTGTTCGCTACACCCAAATATGAGTAAGCCGCTTGTAGGCCGTACTCGTTTAATTCGTTACCATGTAATGGATTGTTTGATGTATCAGTATAGAAAGTTGGGTTACCGAATGTGTCGGTAAGTTCTCTCTGACTGGTCATTAAATATACTTTGCCTGCGTTCTGTGCTAGTGTGCCAGATGCAGTGCCTGTACCACTACCGTTTGGTTTGCTTTCTGCTGTTGCCACCATAATTAGTGGAACAGTTGCACCAGCGGCAGGGGTGTAAAAACTTTCGTCAATTACGCTGACGTCAACTCCTGGTGATGATAGTGCCATCTTGTTAACTCCTTTAATTAAGTTCTATTCGAACATGTATTAGTTCTCTTAAACATATTTAGCCACAACTCCAAAAAATAAGGCGTAATACATGGCGAAAAAGGTATGGTAAAGGGCGGGTAAATACAGTTATGAGCAGACCCTTATGCAAAACTTGTAATCAAAGACCGTGCGCAATAAACTATAAGAAAGGCAGTAAGACTTATTATAGAAGTAAGTGCGAACAGTGTGCTAGAGGTAGAGTACCTAGTGTGCCGTTATGGTATCAGTTGGGTTATCGACAAAAAGACAAGTGTGATAAATGCGGGTTTCACAGCAAACACCCTGAGCAGTTTGCAGTGTATCACGTTGATGGTGATTTAAGAAATTGCAGACATAGCAATCTTAAAACAGTATGTGCTAACTGTCAACGAATTCTTCAAAAAGTCGGGGTGCGTTGGCGGCAAGGTGACTTAACCCCTGATTTCTAAAGATAGTACGAATAAGCGTATCTACGTTTCTTTCTAATCTTTTTAAATCGCCATTGTTGTCAATAGTGTAATCGCACATCCATTGTTCGATACTCATTGAACTAGGATCTTCTAAAGGCAAGTGGTCTGTACGGTCTACCCAAATAGCGTAGTCAAAGATTTCTTCATTCTTCATTGCGAAGAATTCACGTTTGTTCCGCAAGCCACAATAGATTTTATTTTTTGAAAACAGTTCGCGCCCTAATCGTGCTAAATCGTCTTTACAGTAATCGTGAATCATCTTATACCATTCGGTACGATGATTATGCCGGTCTGCATAACATTCTTCTTCGTCTGCATAACCGTATTTGTCTTTTAGATCGTTGTAGATAAACAGTTCGGAGCAGAACTTAGAACTTGATTGGAATGTATAGCCGTACCGCTCTAACATCTCACAAACAGTATCTTTTCCATGGCGGCCGTGGCCAACAATTAGTAATTTAGGTAACACAGACAAACTCCTTAAAGTATGCTATGTATTATAGACTACTATATAGACGATGTCAACTAGTTTTTAGCCAATTACAAAGGATAATGGAGTAGATCCATCTACATAATTTAGTAGATCTTGTTCTAATTTTTCCATTTCGGCTTGTGCGTCTGCTTTTAGAGCATCGCCATTTAGTGATGTACCACCTTGCGGTGTTGAAATAGTAGCAAACTTTGAACGTGCTTCACCTAGCATGTATTTGGATACTGCAAGAGTGTAATCCTTCAACCATTGCCCTGCATATGGATCACTTAGCAAGTTAATATCAGGACGTTGATTGTAAATCTGCATTAAAATTTGCTCGTCACTTCTAGGACGTTGCATGATTGTTAGTTTTTTACTAACAGGGTCAAACTTAAAACTAATAAAACTACCAAACATTTTACCAACTAGTTCTTGGTAACCTGAAAAAGCATAATACGTTGATAAACCGCCCATTTGTGTTGAACTGAGCAAATAGGTATTAGTGTATGCTAAATTGAAGGGTTCAAACAAAGTGCCGCCATCGCCGCCTCCTGTTCTAGAACCAATGCTTCTACGAAATACTTCACGTACAGACATCACTTCGTTAGGAAGAATATAGTCATTTGTATCTTCCTGAAGTTCTAGTACAGCATATGATTCTTCTACTGCATTTTCAGCACGTTGACGATATTTGCCCAATGCTTTTTCTAATGCTACTTCGTAGTGATTTGGGTCAAGTTCAACGTCGATCATACCGTCGCCTAATAGTGTGCGACAGTAGTTAAAAATTGACTGCTTTTTATTGTCTAGTTCGGTGCTCATGTAATTATTTATTCGATTGCAGTTCCAATAAATAGTATTGTTATGCCAAGACTTAGTTTATATAAACCAGAAAAATCTGCAGATTACAAATTCATTGACAAAAACGTCAACGAAGCATTTCAGGTAGGCGGAACAGATATATTTGTTCACAAGTACTTAGGACCAGAAGATCCGGGCGTTGACGAAGCAACTCCTACAACGCCTTATACAAGAAGTGCTGAAGAAGAAGCAATGCCAGAAACAAAGATTCAGGATTTGCTTTTCTTAGAAAATAGAGATAGACGTTATTCGGAAGATGTATACGTACTGCGAGGAATTTATAATGTGCAGGATTTAGATTTTGATCTAAGTCAGTTTGGAATGTTCTTACAAAACGATACAGTGTTTATTACATTCCATATTAATTCAAGTGTTGAATCATTAGGACGTAAAATTATGCCAGGCGATGTGTTAGAATTGCCGCATTTGAAAGACGATTATGCCCTTAATGATTTCCAAGTATCACTAAAACGATTTTATGTGATTGAAGATGTTAATCGTTCAGCAGAAGGATTTAGTCAAACATGGTATCCACACTTGTACAGATGTAAATGTAAACCTGTTATGGATAGTCAAGAATTTAAACAAATTTTTGATAAGGATGCTGGCGCAGGTGACGGTAGCACATTGCGTGATATTATGTCAACTTACGAAAAAGAAATGCAAATTAATGAAGCAATTCTTAATCAAGCCGCAGAAGACGTTCCTAATGCAGGATATGAAACAAAGCAATACTTTATTGTTCCTACAGATGCAGACGGAAATGTTGATGTTAACGACGATGGAAGTTCAACACCAACACTGAAAACAGCAAAAGGCAATTACTATGTTGGATACTTAACTGAAGATGGTATTCCGCCAAACGGTGCGGCTTACGGTTTTGGTACAGCATTTCCTCAAGTGTCTGAAGAAGGCGATTTTTACTTGCGTACAGATTACTTCCCTAACAGACTGTTCCGTTATAATGGCAGTCGTTGGGTTAAATTTGAAGATAACGTAAGAGCAGAACTTCCGAGTTCGGACACTGCAAACAATCAAATTGGAACATTTGTTAATAACACAAATAAAAATGTTATTGGCGGTGTTGAGGTTGAAGAAAAACAAAGTCTTTCACAAGCACTCAAACCTAAGGCGGATAATTAATGAATCATTTTTACGACGGGCAGATAAGACGCTTTGTAACACAATTTATTCGTGTTATGAGCAACTTTAGTTACAAAGATAGTGCAGGCACATTACGCAAAGTTCCTACTAGTTACGGTAACTTAACAAGACAAGTTGCTCACATTATGCGTGATAACTCAGAAAACAAAGTTATGAGTGCGCCACGTATTAGTGCTTATATCACTGCTTTAGAATATGCTAGAGATAGAGTACAAAATCCAACACACGTTAGTAAGATAAATGTTCGCACTAGAGAATATGACGAAGTAGGCGATCAGTACATGGATTCGCAAGGTCCTGGCTATACTGTAGAACGTTTAATGCCTGTTCCGTTTAACTTAAGAATGAAATGTGATATTTGGTCAACAAACACAGATCAAAAATTACAGATTATGGAACAAATTCTTGTATTGTTTAATCCTAGTTTAGAAATTCAAAGTACAGCAAACTACATTGACTGGACTAGTTTAAGTTTAATTGAACTACAAAGCGTAAACTTTAGTACAAGATCTATTCCGCAAGGCACAGAAACAGACATTGACATTGGTGAAATGGAATTTACTATGCCTATCTGGATTACTCCGCCTGCTAAAATTAAGAAACTTGGTGTTATTGAAAACATCATTATGAACGTGTTTAAAGATGACGGTGGTATTGATTTAAGTGTTGTTAGCGGCGATGTTATGAGCAGTCAAAGCATCACTCCAGGCGGGTTTGGTCTGCTTATTTTAAACAATACTGCTAAATTGTTAGACGAACACGAAGGTACAACTACTTCTAATACCGGTGAGTTTACTAGATACGGTGAGCCAATTAGTTGGTTTAAAGCACTAGATCAATATCCTGGGCAGTTTAGAGCAGGTATCAGTACATTACGTTTAGCAAAAGCAGACGGTAATGAAATTGTAGCAACAATTAGTTTAAATCCAACAGATGACACACAAATGGTATTAAATTACGACAGTGATACAGTGCCAGAGAATACAGTTTTAAGTGATAGCATTAACAGTAGAGGTACAATTGATGCTATTATTGACCCGTTAACGTTCAACCCAGACTCAAACAACCTAGCCGCTGGCACACGTTATCTAATTCTAAACGACATACATCAACATGTTATTGGCGATAGTTCAGATGCTAACATGAACGCTTGGCAAAATGCTGACGGTAGTATCCTAAAAGCAGGTGCTAACGACATTATTACCTGGAACGGTACTACTTGGGAAATAACATTTAATGCTAGTCAAGTAAACGAGGGAGCCGATTCTGCAAACACTGAAGATCCTATCTACATAACTAATACATATACTGGTGTTCAATACAAATGGTATAATGGACAATGGTTAAAGAGTTATGAAGGTGAATATCCTGCAGGATCATGGCGAATAGTACTATAAAAGAAAACATTGTTTGTTCAGGTGCATTATTTTATGCAAGTAATACCAAACGATTTTTGCTTCTTCAACGTTCAAGTAAAAAGACTGCTGGTCAATGGGGTCTTGTAGGCGGCAAAGCAGAAGGCAATGAAACGCCATGGGAAGGACTAATTCGAGAAATTGAAGAAGAAATTGGCAAGACGCCTTCAATCAAAAAAATTATACCGTTAGAAATGTTTACATCAAACGACGCTAAGTTCTTTTTCCACACATACTTAGCAATAGTTGATTCAGAGTTTATTCCTACACTTAATCACGAACACTGCGGATATGCTTGGGTCGATTCAAATGCGTGGCCTAAGCCGTTACACGTAGGTTTACGTACTACATTACAAAGTAAAGCAATCAAAGACAAGTTACAAACAGTGCTTGATATAATTGTATGAGTTGGGTCGGCGAAACATTTGGCCACTGGGCTGAAGTTAAAGTACAAAATCTAAAAGAAAAAATACTTGTTGACGACGATACACATAAACAGCGTGTAAGTACTTGCTTATCATGCGACCGTTACGGTAAAGATATGATGGTTTGTAAAGAGTGTTGGTGTATTGTACCGTTAAAAACTAAAGTTAAAGATTTTCACTGTCCACTTAACAAGTGGTAATCTGCTTCTTGCACGTTTTCTTCAACATCAATAATAGAACTTATTAGTTTTTTATTTTCAAAGTCTACAGTAAGTGTTTCGTGTACACTTTCATATGTGCCATCACGGCCATAATCATTAAAACTAAAGAAAGTTTCATTACTTACATGTTTTTTACTAATTCTAAATCGTAAATCTTTTTTAGTTTCAATGATAAAGTCTGTAACCTCATCGTTAAAGTCAAACTTAGGTTCACTAGGGAAGTTTCTATGTATATTTCTACCTCTACCATAGGCTGTTAAACACTCGTGTAGTGTAATTAAGCAAAAACTATCTGGAACTTTGTTCATTAGATCAGTAATTGTGTCGCCATGTAGCATATTTGCTGATTTATAAACGTAAGGGTTGTCTTTATTAGGCCAAAGTATTAAAGAATGACTTTCGATCTTCCAATGTGAATGGTGTTTTGCTCGACTATACCATTCAAGCAAATCTTCAACATCAAATGAACCTATTAAGTTATCAATCTTTAACAATGTTATCGTACCAATCTCTCAAAAACAGTGCATGATTAGGAAAAACTTCTAGTTGTGCTTCTGTTTTTTGCTTATACATATTCCAAACTAGTTCGCCGTATTGTTTTACTGACGTTTTTGCAGTAACTTCGCTGTCGTCATCATAAAACCCTAGCAAGAATAACAGTTCAAACCATTGCCCAACATGAAACATTGTATAAAGGCCTGGTTGATGCAAGGAATTAGGTGGCATAGGCTTAAACAGTTTCATTATTTTTTCAATTCTATGATTAACTGGAACATTTTTAACTGCTTGCCAAAATTCTGTGTCGTCTTTTTTACTTAGATAGTAGTGTAAGAAAATAAAATCATGAATTTCATCTATAACACTTTCAAATTCACGACTTAAAAACTCTCTACCTTGGTCATCATAGAAACCGCGGCTTTCAATTAACACTTTTGTGAGATTTTGTACGGCTTTTGTGGTAAATGTAATGCCAGTTGCCTCTAATGGTTCAACAAAACCAGCACTTAGGCCAACGGCTACTACATTTTTAACAGCAATGTTTTTGTGTTTGCCAATTTTCATTTGTAGGTGGTTGGCTTCGGCTTCATATTCGCCGATAGCATCGCGTAATTCTTGCTCTGCTTGTTCCGGAGTAATAAATTTGTCACAATAAACGTAACCGTTGCCTATTCTACTCCAGGTAGGAATAGTCCAACGCCAACCTGCGGTCATTGCAGTGGCTTTTGTGTAAGGATGCATTGCTTCTTTGCGGTTGGCGTTGTATTCTTTGGGCATTGCTACTGCCCTATTACATAAAAGGGTATCACTAAAACTAATAAATGGTTCTTTTAGTGTTTGTTCTAATAACAAACTCTTAAATCCAGTACAGTCTATAAACAAATCAGCAGTTATAGTATCGCCTGTGTCTAATTTTAGACTTTCAATACCATCATCGTTAACTGAAATGTCTTCTACCATAGCATCATAGTAGTTAATTTTATGTTTAAATTTAGTTTTTAACATTCCTACAATATCGTCGGCTCTAAAATGCACTGCGTCCCATGCGATTCCATTTAACCCGTATGTATAGTCTAATCTATGATCATCAAGTTTAGGTGATTTATTATTTTTTGCTAGTTGATAACTAGGAATCCAGTCTAAAAACTCTTGTTTTGTTTTTTTAGAGGCTAATACATACTCGTGCATCATTACACCGTTGCCTAATACTGCCATATCAGCAATATCGTTGTCAACAAACACAGGATTTTCTGCCCAGCCGTGTAATTCTACTCCTAACTTATATGTTGAGTCGCATAGTTTCATCCATTCGCTTGGTTCTAAACCGCACTCATACAAAAAGCCTGTTGTAAATGGTTGCGTTCCTTCACCTACACCAATAGTACCAATTTTTGTTGATTCTATTAATGTGATGTTAACCATCTCAGGTAAATTGTGTCGAAGATGCGCTACTGTTAACCAGCCGCTACTACCGCCGCCTACAATAACAATATTTTTTACTAGTTTATCCATCTTGTTTCTCTAATACAAATATACCTAACCCGTTCCAATAATCATTTGGATCTTCACCGTTAGTAGTTATTAAATGTTGGTGTCTAACTTTTAAGTTTAATTCGCTAATGCCTTGTAATGCGCCTTCTTGTACGTTACCCCAATTCCAGTCATCTACAACATATATAAAGATAGTATCGAGCATTTCATAATAATGCTTTAATGCCTTTACTTGTGATTCGTAAGCATGATCGCCATCATAAAAGAATACATTACCTTTAAAGTTAATATCATCTGGTGTAACTTCAAACGCATCTTTATCAATCATAGTAGCATAAATGTTTCCTTGTGCATCTATGTTACGTTTTAATATTTCTTTAGGATCGCCTTGTTCTGCTGACCATTCAGGCATGTCTTTCATCGGATTAATTTTAGGATTTGAAAAATTATCAATGGCAACAGCCGCAGTATTATAGTTTCCATCAATCGCACTAGCAAATATAGCGCCTTGATAACTGCCTACTTCAATATACCTTGCATCTTTAAAGTTTACAAGGTTGTTTACAAAGTGTTTTACTTTATGACTAGTTAATCCTGCAATATCTAGTGTTGATTTACTTACTTTAGATTTTCCTTCATCGGCATTTTTTAATGCTGTGTTTACTTGCTCAATAAATCTATGTCTAGATTTGCCTACAATTACACGTTCGCAGTAATTGCAATCCCAACAATCAAATTTACAAGTTTTAATTTTTTGACGCCATGCATTAATTGGAGATCCTTCAAGTTTCATATCGTCAATATAGTCGTCAAATGTATCCCATAGTAATTCTTTACCTTCTGCAAAGTTTTTAATCAGTTGCATGGTTTCAAACAGCCTTGGAATATGCTCACGTCCGTGCATTTTAAAGACGTCAATTCCTAGTTCATCAATAAATTCAACCCAATCTTCGCGCCACGGTGGCAAGTTTGCTGTTTTTAGTGCGTGTGCCGGATCTTCTTTATTCCATTTAGGACAAGTAAACTGACTTAATGGTGTCATAAAGTATGTAGGCGTAAAAGGATCTCGACGTGTATTATTAAATTGGAAGTGTTCGTCCATTACTGAACAATTACCCCAACACCCTTCGTTTGCTAATAAACTTACTTTAATATCTCTGCCATATTTTTCAATACAATATTCTTTTGCACGTTTAATTTCTAACAGTTGGTTTCTATCACGCATTAGATCTCTATCTAAATTGATATAAGAAAACCCTGCTTTAACTAGTTCTACTACTTCGTTAGCATTGCGTACATTTCTTAAAATTGTATTCTTAATGAATAACTCAGGATATTCTCGTTGTATTTTTCCGCTTAATAGCCATATAGTATGTGGAAGTGTTACTGTTCTAATACCTGCGTCGTATAGTGGACGAAAATTTTTAATCCACATATCGAGCATGTCTTCTCTTGGAGGACATTCAATGTTATTAAACGTAGCACTAAGAGGAATACCTAAATCGTTTTGAAATATTTTAGCGTTATGGATTAAATCTTGTGCTTGATTAGCATCGAAAACATCACCCATTGCATCTTGTACAAAGGGAGGAATACGACTTGTAAAATAAATGTCGTAGATATAATCCTTGTGTTCTTTAACAAGGCTATAAAATTTACTAAATTGCTCTGTTGTAAGTTTAGGATTTAATGGAATACTAAAAACTTTCTTCATTCATTCTACGCCATTTTGCATTTGATATCTCCCATTTATCTAATGGGCATGGTTTACTGTCGTTGTTTACACTAGTCATAGGCCATATAATACAACTACACAAATCACACATCATGCGTTCATAAATATATTCTTCACCTTTTTTAGTATCATGCTCAGCCAGAAGGTCCATGAACTCACAGCCGTAGCAAGTGTTCATACGGCCAACACGCAGTTCCCAATCGTTTAAGGTATACTCAGGTGGTTTGTTGATTTTCAATTGCTTTGATTCCACCATCACTCTCCACTTTAATCTTGATATTAGATTTAGTTTTTTCTCCGCCAAAGTCGCCTTCAACGCCTGTAATATTTGGTAAAGCAATCGCAGGTTCGTTTGTTTCGTGAGTAATAAGAAGATTACGTACTTTATCTTGTATTTGTAATATACCCTTTTCAACTTGTGCTACGTTAGCAATGGCTTGTCCGATAGTTTTTTGTTGCAATGCTAAAGGCATGCCCATGATAGATTCCATATTGCCGCTACTAATCTTGCCCATAGTTAGCATATCCATCATTGCTTGTTTAGCCATACGTTGTGACCAATAGTCTTCTTCTTTTTCTTCCCAATTATCTTTATAATGCTCTAATGTTTTCATTGTATCATTAGGCGCAATTTTTTTGAGTACAGCAAGGAACTGTTTGATTTCAACTTCGTTTTGGAGTTCAACTTGTCTTGTGTACTCCATATCAAATCTAGTTTTATCAATTTCTTCTTGTAGAAGTTCTCTTTCTAGATCGTCTTCTTCTTTGTCTAAACGACGTTGTAATTTTCTAAGTTTAATGTCTGCTTTTTTTAATTGGTGTTTGCCTTCCGCTAGTGAAACCATGCGTTGACGAACTTCTAATCCAATTTGTCGAATCTTTCTTGGATCAGTAATTTCGCCGCTTACAACAAACGAATCAATTTGAAATTTACTGTATGCTGTTGTTTCGTTTGACAGGTATCTAATTAAGTCTGCATCTTCGTCAGATTCAACAGAAATATCTACGTACTCTGCCATATCAAAACGCATATCTTTTGGTGTATCAAAGGTGCTTAGCCAACCTTCTTCAACTTTTTTATTTGCCATCAATGACTCCTTTACACATATACAAGTATATATGCTAATTTAGCGTTGTGATTTAAGGATGTGGCTTAGATATGAAGTTGGAAGTCACCATATCTGTAAGGATGAAAATCCGGATGTGGCATAATTCCAAAGAATTCATCAGCAACGTGTGCGGCTTCTCTAATAGTAGTACATGCTTTTACACGATCAACACATCTTTGCTGTTGACCTAAAAGATTATTAACTTTTGCATCATATGCTTCAGTTTTTTGTAATACCTTTTGAACCATTTCTGCTTCAGTAATACTTCTAGCACTTGCTAACTGACGTAATAATGAACCACCACCTGCTTTTGCTTCTTTGCGTTGTTGTTCCCAAGTACCAGTTTCAAGTGTGTTACTAGTTAACTGTAGTTGTTCAAAACGCTCTTGGAAGATGTATTTGATACGTGCAGTCATGAAAATTTTCATATATTCTAAACTATCACGTGCTTCTTGTTCGGTATAAGGTCTTTTAACTTTTTCAAAATCTTCAGCATGACCTTGCTTGGTTGGAAACTCGTCGCCTGTATGGATATTACGATATGCTTTATACTCTGGGCGACCAAAGTCGTTGTATCTAGCCGCAACAGCATCTGAGACAACAATAGGATTGCCTTCGTTCCAATCAATCCATTCTGGATTAGAAACCTCAACAAGTGTTAATCCGTGCTGACTGTCTAAGAATTTAAATCTTGGGTCAATGTCATGTCTTTTTCTTGTATATAAAATGTACATATCTTATCCGTTTCCCTTATGCAATTTTTGATCCACCGTCTCCAGAACTCATGCCTCTATCAAAGTTACCAAGGAAGTTTCTTGAACCGTTTGAATAGTGTTGATACCAGAACCAACCGTTTTGACAACTTGATCCACAGCATCCTCCGCCGTAACCATAATCTTGACCTTCAATGAAGTTAGTTTCACCACAACTTTGTGGTTTACTTGTATAACCGCCTTGGTTACTGTTTGCAGAATGGTTGTATCTTGTAAAGTTACTTGACGAGTTACCAGCATCTTCTACAAGTGAATATCCGCTCTTTGTAGCAAGTGACTTAGAGTGTGCTTGGTTTGACCCGCCCGGTCTACTCATACCACCGGAGTATGTATCACTTGAGAAGTTAAAGAATTGAGCACCATAACACTCATAGCCTCTATTTTCATCTTCAAAAGCGTTACCGTAGTTATTACTTGCGTTATTGCCTTGCACCTGTGTATAACTGTTATTTGAGAATGTATGTTTTGCTGTGTTGGTGTTGTTACCAGTAGTTGTATATCCTGCCGGAACACCTACATAGCCACCGTGATTACCCATAGATCCTGCATCGTCTTTTGATACACCCATGTTACCGTTTTGTGATTCACTTTCAGATGCCATACTAAAACCACAAACATATGAACTTGAGCCCATACCTTCCATACCATAACCGTATAAATGTGTATCGCTTGATGTACCTGAGAAATAAGCGCCAGGTCTGTTACATCTGTCACCTAGTCCGGTATATGAGTTGTTTGAAATTTGAACTCTGTGCGATGCTCTCCACGGGTTACTGCTTTGATAACCACCAATGATATAACCCCATGCATATACTTGTCTATAGTAATAACTGTTAGCAGGGGTAAAGTTTAGTGTAATGTCTGTAAAGTCACCTAGTGTCGTGTCAGTTGCTCTAATAGTAGCCGCATAGTTTTGGCTCCATGCACCGTTTAGTGTATCCCACTGTACAGTACCACTTACTACACCGTTTGATGCTAATGAAAGACCGCTTGGTAAACCGCCACTTGGCGCACTAATTGTAACTGAGTGGTTAGGGTCAGTAGCACTAATAGTTGTGCTATATGAACTCATTGTGTTAAAGTTAAATGTTTGGCCGTTAGTTACGTTTGTAAAACTCGGAGCCGCGTTGTTACGTGATGTAAATGTAAAGTCTTTAGCGGCTTTACGACCGGTTGCATCAATAGCAACAACAGTAATATTTTCTACAGTATCACTTGCTACACTTGGAGCAGTACCACTAATAACACCAGTGTTAGAGTCAATACTTGCACTTGCAATGTTGCCGCTACCATAGTTAGATCCTTCACCTGCTTGGTTTGAGAATCTATATGTAATTGCACCTGCACCGTCTGGGTCGGTTGCCGCAATAGTGTTAGTAACACTTAAACTGCTCATTGCTTGACCTTCAAACAATGTACCTAAGTCAGTAGCAGTTGAGAATGACGGCGGAGCATCAACGTCAATGACATCGGAAAGCACAGCACTTAGGCCAGTACCGTTAAGTACTTGAACATCGTATGGTTCGTCTGTTTGTAATAGTCTATTTGCACCAGTAAAAGTAATAGTAATTTGTGTTGAACTATCACGTGTTACAGTACTTGGAGGATATGTAGCACCACTGTTACCAATAATAGTAACAGTCACACTTGATTCGAAGTTCTGACCACTAATAACAACAGTTTGTGTTGTATCATCTTCGTTAACTGTTCCAGGTGTAGTACCACCAATTTGTGGAGGTGCCGCAATCGCTGACCAACCAGTTTGTGTGTATTGTTCTAGGAAGCCTAAGTCAGTGTTAAATCTAATATAACCTTGTTGAGGACTAGCAGGTCTTTCAGCAGTAGAACCTGTAGGTACACCTAATAAGTCACCTGTGTATATTCTATTCTTACCAGTAAAGTCTCTAATATCTGCCATTATAGTACCTCAATCAGTTTCCAGCCGTATGTAGCATTAGCATACACTAGTCCAATGCCTTGATGTTCTACGGATAATGTTAAGTCTTGTGCTAATCCCATTATGTTATGTCCATTTCTATTTATCGTACAGTTGTTAGTGTCAAAGGTTCCAACTAAATCAATAATTCTAACAGAATCACCAATTTGTGCAGAAGCAGGTAATGTTACTGTTACAGCACCGCCTGAGGTATCTACAAACCAACCTTCTCCTTTGTTTGCTTGGAAGTTTGCACTTGAAATTTGCCAGCGAATACTTCCTGCAGGCTCCCATGATCCGCTCGAACCGTAAACTTCTAAACTTGCGTTATCTGAGTTATAACGGAAGAAACCGGTGCTTGCTGGGTTTGGTCTTTGTGCTGTAGTACCTACCGGAATCGCAATATGCGATGTTCCTCCAAACGATTCAAAACGTGCATCAATTTGTGCTTCAATATATGTAACAACAGCACGTTCAGTTGGCACTGCGGTGTCTGAGTTATCAGCCATTGTACCATCTGTACTAAATTCGTTAATTGTAGCACCTTGCTTACCAGCAGTAATACTACCAAGTTGCAGTTCGTTCAAACCTGTTAAGTCAAATTCTTCTGATGATAGTGTTGCTCTACCAGTGGACTGTTCAACCTTAAAGTAATCACCAACTCGGAAGTTACCGTCTTGGTCAGTGGTTACGTAGAACACACGACCACCGTTTTCACTCTTAGTTTCACGTTCTTGGTTTGGTGCTTGCGTATAGTCTTCAGCAATAATAACCGGGTAGTTAGTATCAGCAAAACCACCTGTACCAATATCTAGGAAGTCGTGGCCACTCATACGTACTTGAGAGAACGCTTCACGGAAGATAACGTGTGTACCGTCATCTGGTGTTTTGTTACTCGGAATTGGTGGTTCAATTGAGATTTGAACTTGTCCGTATCCTGTTTTTGTTGGAGCAACGTTACGTCCTTGGTTAATTACATCGTAAACAATTTGAACGTTTGTATTTGCTAGTGTAATACCAGCCGCTTCTGCACCTGCTAGTCCAGTAACTTGTGTTTCTAAACTATATGTTTGTGCCGGAGCAGTTTGATTCATTGCGTGACCTACTAGCGTTTGCATGTAGTTAATAGCCGCTAATGTTTCAGTTTTTTGTGTTGTAATAGCAGTTAACGCACTACCATTTGTGTAGTATTCAAATGCCGCGTCAATTGATTCACCGTTTGAATTGTGATCTAAGTCTGTAACAAGTGCGTCAACAATTAAACCAACATCGCGTTCACATGTTAGTTGATCATAGTTAAAGATAATGCTATTAACATGCGCAGTTGATTGCGTAATCAATGATGCTTTATTAGTAATAATATCTTGTCTAGCATCTTGTAATGCACCTGTTGCCCAAGTAACACTTGGTGCGCTGTCTGCTGGTAAACCAGATAATGTGCCTGCTGTAATTACATCTTCAATTACTTGTAATAATCCATCTAGTGTACTTGCTTCAGTGGCACTTGCCGCACCTGCTGATGTGTCTTGGCTTACACCGGCCTGTTCTGGTGAAGAAATAACATTACCTTGTACAACATCACTAACATGACTTGCTAAGAAGTTGTAAGCCGCCGCAGTAGCAGTTGCTTCGCCGGCACCTAATTGACTTGTAGCGCCAACAAAATAACTTCTTGCAGATACTTTAGTAGCAAGGTTGCCGCCGTACACAATATCGTGTGTTAAACTATCAATGATGTATCCAACGTCTCTGTTACATTTAACTGTATCATATACTAGTGCAGGATATGTACTGTTAATCCAAGCAATAACTTCTGCTTGTAAGAAACTTCTGTTGTTTTGTAACTGGTCACGAGCATTTGTAATGTTTGCACTTGCACCTGTTGGAATTGGGAACGATAATGCGTTTGCACTACCTGTTCCGTTGTTAAAGATATCAAGGATTTCATCAAAGTTAGCATTTGATCTAGAAAGTGCTGTTGCATCGTCGCCAACATTTGTTAAACCAGCAACTAAACTCTTTAAGTTAGTAAACGATGAGTTTGTAATTGCAGATTGCGCTGTTGTTACATTAAGTGCATTTGCTCTAGTATATGCTAAGCCGTTTGTAACTGCCCAGTAGTTAGTACCAAAGCAGATGTCATAACCTGCGCCATCTAAGATATAACCATAGTCACGTTCACATGCCGCAACATCGTATGTAAAGCCTACATTAAATGTTTCGTTGACATAACCGATAACTTCCTTTTGAATCCAAGTTCTATTTTGTACTAGTGTATTTTGTGCATTTGGATAATTTCCACCTACAAGAGTTGGACCTGTATAGTTAGCAGTACCAATAATAAAGTAAGTTTCGTCGTCGCCTAAAATTTGGAACACAGAACCTGCTTTTGGTGCACGGTTAAGTGAGTCGATAGTAAATGTAATACCTCTACCAATACCTGCAAAACCGTCTCTAGTAGCATTAACTGTTCTAGTAATACCTGGTGCTTGGTTAAGTGTAAAGCCGACTGTAGTTGTGCCTAGTGTAAGTGTAGCACTATCAATATCATTGATTTGGTTGTCAGTTGAAGTAGCATTGTTTACAGTTAACGAACCTGAGTTAATTGCATAACTTCCTGTAGTAACTGTACCTAATCCACCCGCTACGTCTTTTTGTACGTTAATTCTTACAGTGTTTGCTTGTTCAATACCTGTAGCAACAAGGTTAACACCGTCTAGTTCAACCCCATAAAATGCAATGTTGTTTGTGCTGTTAGTGAATTCTCTAATCCAATCAACAGTACCAGCAGACGTATAACGTGCTACTAGGCCTTTATGAGCAGTATTGTTACTGTAGAATGTGTAACCTGCAAAGTAAACATCTTCACCTAGTGGAACAACATCCATCCATTCAGATACTTCAGCATTAGTAGCAACGTTTTGTTGCCATTCGACGTTACCTAAGATATCAATACGTGCGGCCCATGCGTTAGCGGCATTACTGTAACCTGAATTTCTCCAGTGTCCTACAGCCATAAAGTAGATACCGTCGCCGCTACCTGTGTCTAAACGTAGTTTGTTAATTCTTACATCTGGATACTGGTATGACTGAATGTATGCACCACTGTCATCAATTCGTGTAATAATTGATTGGTGCCCAATTGGATCATAAGATACAACATACAAATTTCTTTCAGCATTAGCATCGCCTTCTGCCGCATATGTGTCTACTGATGTAGTTGGGTTTTTAGTATACGCGGCCGCAGTTGCTACTAATTGGTTAGCCGCACTTGAGTCGTTGTAGTCTAATGTCTTACTCCAAAGTTCTGTACCTGCCGGGTTAAACTTAATAATGCCAATACCTGTAGTAGCGTGATCACCGATAAAGTAAACGTCATCGGCGTCAACAGCCATCGCAGTTACAGTGTTTAAATCGCCAATGTCTTTATCCCACTGGATTTCACCCGAGGTACTTAACTTCATACTAAAGCCGTTATTTGCACCGCCTTTGAATACTGTACCACCTACGTATACTTCTTCGCCGTCGATAGTTTCAATTACTTCGGCTGTACCAAAGTATGTTTCGTAAGTATAGAACCATTCAACTGCGCCCGATGCGTTAAATCTAGCAATGAATGGATAACTTGCGGCATTATCCCAAGTACTTGCTACTGTTGTACCTGTTGGGTTAATATGGCCTGCATAGAAAATGTTACCATTCTCGTCTCTAGTTGATGCGTGTACGTGAACGTTTGATGCAATAGTGTTAACAGAGTTAAGTGTTTCGTCTGTTAATTGTAATTTACCTGTTAGTGGTGATTCGCTTTGTGAATAGCCACGTGCAACAGCACCGTACTCTCCGTATGAGTTGTTACCTACGATAGCACGAATCTTACCACCTGACTCAGCCAAGTAGCCAATGTCGCAGTAATATGTAAAGCAAGATACGATCTCAGTACGTCCATCGTTTAGTACGTGAACACCAATACCGTCTGAGTTGATCTGTGTAAAGTCGTTGTTAACGATAGATTTGTAACCACCATTGTGTAGTGCGCCATCTACCTTCATACCAGTACCACCCGGCGAGAAGTTAGTACAGTTTTGTACATATGGTGATTGTGATGTAATCCACACACTTGTATCATCTGGCCCATAACCTGGGTCAAGTGATACTTGAACCGAACCAGTTGAGAAGTTGCGGAACACAAAGTTACGAATACGTGCGCCGTTGTTTACAAGGAACACATATGAGTTAGCATTCGGTGTTGATCCGTCGTCTGAAATACCAACACCAAATCCGTTATCGTTTGTGGTGTCAGGTGAAATGTCAACAGCACCAAGACCGTTACCTTCTAGTACAATACCTCTGCCAAGTCTAATTGGACATTGTTCTTCGTATGTACCTGAACTTACGTTAATACGTGCTTTACCTAAGTTAAATGTTTGATCAGCCGCATGTCTAATAGTACGCCATGAACTAGTAGGTGTGCGTCCATCGTTATTGTCATCGCCTTGTGGTGATACATAGTAATCGTTTTGTGGAGTTAAGTGACCCCAACTTGGAATGCCATTTTGTACGCTTAAGAATGCACCACTTGGTCCAATTGGTAAACGTTCAACACTGCCACTAGCGTTGCGATAAATCATATCGCCGGTGTTAGTCATTGGTGAACTGATGTCACCTTGTGCAAACAATTCCCACTTAGTAGGATCTGTTCCAGGAGTAACGCCAATGTTGCGTTCTGCTACTGAAATGTAAGCACTTTGTGAGTATTCAACAATGTCGTTCCACTTATATTCAGTAGCAACATTCCAAACACTCTTCCATTCAAAACCGTCACTTAAAATTTCCCAGTTTGCATCTGGTGGTTCTCCAGCGCGAGTACTGTCTGAAGCGTATGTAATAACACAAATATAAGAACGGCCACCATGTTTAACAATGTCGCCTTTCTTGTAGTTTTCAATAGGTGAACTTTCCCAGTCACCTCTCCAACGGATACCGTCTACAAATAATTCAAATGCTACTTCTGATTCTGGATCACGTAATGTTGAACCATCGTCAAAACTGTTAAATGTACAAATATAAACCTTACCACCATATTGTGCTAAGTCACCTGGAGCAAAGTTATTTCTTGGATCGTACTCGCCTCTCCAGTTTAATCCTTTAGCATAGGTAGTCCAGTATTCGGTACCTGAACTGTTTGGAGCATCTCTGTCAGCAGTAATTTTAGTACATAGGTATAAGTAACCACCGTAACTTACAACATCACCTGGATAGTAAGTTGTATTGTCTGCCCATGCTCCTTGCCAACTAACACCATCTGAAATTAAATCCCAGTCGTCGTTTGGTGGAGTTTGTGTAGTAATCTTGTTAGCAACGTAAGACTTGCCGCCTAGTAGTGTAACATCGCCTGGCTTGTATTCAAAACCAATAACTGGATTGTGTTCGCCAATAAAGTTGTAACCTTGTACTAATAGATCCCAATGTAGTTCTGAGTATGGAGTGTTCCAGCCTGCAGACTCGTACATGCTACTGTGGTTACCACAAACTGGATACAGTTTAGGTGAACCAACTGGTACTGTGAATACAATCTTTCTTTCGTTGGCTAAGTTAAAGCCTGCTGAATACTCAGCAAAGTTTACTTGTCTTACACCATCTAAGTACCAAGTAACACCGTCTAACCAATAGTTATAATTACCACCAGTCGCAAAGTGTCCGTTTTCTACTGTACTGATATAAATTGGATGACCTGCGTTTGTTGCATCGCTTTGATCGAATACATAAGTGTTACCTTCGTAAAGATCAAGTACAGGTGTTCTTACACCGTCAATGTAATAACGGTTTGTGTAAGGACCTTCGTTTACAACAGTTACAATTTTAGTGTATGTTGAAAGTAAAGCACCTGGCTTTACATTTAATGAATCTTGTTTAGCGTAGTATGTATTACCGCCGAAGCGAACAACATCACCACGTTGGTATTCTGTAGTGCTGTCCCATGCACCATCAAACTGCATACCGTCTGCAAGTTTTTGCCAGTAAGTAGCATTACTTGGTCTTACATCACTTGATTCGTCGTATGCGTGATCTTCAATACAGATATAAATTCCTGAACCATATGTAACAATATCGTTAAGGGCATAACGACCTGCGTTAACCCACGCACCTTTGTTAGCAATACCTGTACTTAAAATTTCCCATCTACTAGCATTTAAATCATCTTCGAAGATAGAACCGGCAGTATGTCCTACCAAGCAGATGTAAAGGTTTGACCCATAACGTACAACATCATTTACTTTATAAGTTGCATAGCCAACGCCTAGTGTCCAGTCGCCTCTCCATGCAAAACCTGAGTTCATTAAGTTCCATTTATTTGCTACTAAGTCAGCATAAAAATCCGAACCTGATGTATGATTTTCTGTTGCTACATATGTGTTTGCACCGTGTCGTACGATATCATCTTTGATGTACGCTGTGCTGGCAGTCCAATCGCCCTGCCATTTAAATTTGAGTCTACCAAGAATTATCTCTGCCATTTGTTTTTTCTACCTTGCTAGTGTGTTAATGCTTGTATTTATGTCCATTACGCCGGATCACCATACTCATGGTTTTCGTTGTAAACAGCACGTAAAAAGCCGTTATCATCTAAGTAATACAGTATACTTTCTTGAACAATTTGCCATTGCTCGTAGGTCATACCATCTTGCTGATCTCGTAAGTTTCTGTACGGATACGCATTTCTAGGATCGCCGCGATCGTCTGTGTTTGGTGGATCATCAAGCACGTTTCCGTTAGTAAGAATTACAGGATCTAATCCTTTATCTTCTAAATTAACAGTTGTGTATGCTAATAGATCACTGTCGCTGATTTGCATAACAATGTATGATTCACCTGCCATACCCATATGGTTCCAACAGTAATAGTACAATGCACCTGGAGTATTTTCATCAATCCCAATGTGTACTTTTCTTGTAGTAGCAGAATTAAAACTACTAACGTATGTTGGTTGATCTACTAGCACACTGTCTAGTTCATAGGTAACATTTGTAGGATAAATGCTACCACCAAGAGTATGCGTTCCATCTTTAGTTTCGCTGAATAGCAAAGGGTGGCCGTCGTTTGAATTATCGCTCAAATCTAATGTGTATGTATATCCTGAGAAAAAGTATGGCATGAGCGCAACTTTGTCGTTGATCTGATAGCGATTTCCGCCAGGGGTTGCTACTACTTTAACTGTGTAGTTTACTGTACCAGATTTAGTATCTTGGATTTTTCTAAAACCGTGAAAGCCAGCGAACGATTTGCCTAAGCGTCTAATCTCAGCCATATTTTACTCCTATTGCTAGTATTTAGCAATTATCATTCTTTAGTCAAATCTTAAAATATAAGCATAATTATGTTTATGAGTGATACTAAAATATTTTCGCTGTTTAGCCATGGTATTTTTGAAGGTACATTAAACATTCCTGAAGAAGATAAAATAAAAATGCTCGACCATATCGATTGGGATATTATAAAAAGAAATAGAGACCGAGATCCTGATTGGTTTACACAATCTAAAGATAGGTTTTTACATGAAAAAGAAGCCTATTCTATGTTTACAAAAACTATTGAAGAAACAGCATCTTTATACTGGAATAAACTTGGATACGGACGCACTGAGTTTTTTGTTACACAAATGTGGGGAAATTCAATGAAAGGCCGTGGAGAAATTGGAACACATTACCACAGTAACAGCATTATAAGTGGTGTATTTTATTTTGATGTAAACGAAGAAGATAGCGGAGGGACTACATTTATGAATCCAATGTTTGGATTAAATCAACAAATTAGTGTTCCGATTGAAGATTACAACGAATATACTCGAATGCATTACACTGTTCCGCCAAAACAAAATAGATTGATTTTATTTCCTAGTTATATACAACATAAAAGCGAAAGATGTTGGAACAATAATATAAGAACAACACTAAGTTTTAATTTATTGCCTAAAGTTTTAGGAAATGACGCTGACTTAAATTATTATAAATTAATTTAACGTTTTCTATATTCTTGTTCTTTATTATTGACACTATTCCAAGTATCTAAAAACTCCTGATCAACATTAGAAAGCAATCCCACACTCGACTCAATTTCAATAATTGGAATAAAGTGTGCAACTGGTGTTCCTTTTTCAATAGTTATATTTTTAGAAAATAGCATTGGCAAATGTAAGTATGGGTAAAAACTTGTATCAATAATTCCAGGCATTATTTGAAAATCTGTATGTTCTAGCAACAAAGGTAATACTAATAGTTTTGTTCCTTTTGATGACCGTGCTTTAATAGGATTAATTAATTTTATCGCATGGTTATACTCATGTCGTATTGGTAAGTCTAAGAATTGGCTCACATGATGGATATCCCAAGATATATGCGGATTTTCACTTTCTAATAACGGCCATCCGGTGTTTCCTTTAAAGTTTTTTATAGGACACATATTATCTCTATTTGTGTCTTGTGTTATACTTACATTTACAGTTTCCCACATATGTAAAATATAACCTGTAGATAAAAAATCTATAATTCCGGGACATTTTTTAATAGTAGAAAAATTATAATTTCCTTGAGGTAAATTTGACGTATCAACAGGGCAAGTATCTAGTTGATTTTTAAACCATTGTGGTATACATTTTTTTGCAGGTTTGATTATTTCTAATAAATCTTCGTATTCTGTAAAAAATTTCATAGTTACCATTTTTTAATCGGACAATGAAAAACAGGTATTCTTGCTTTTACTTGTAAAAAGCAACCACAGCGTTTGCATAATTGTAAACTTTTGTGATAGTATTTGCACTGCTTACAAATATCTATCTTTTGTTCAAAAGTTAATTTACCATCTTCCGTCTGGGCACCTTTCATTTTTCCAACACGCCTTATATCTTAGGTTACATCCGCAAAGTTGACAATTTGTAAAACTACTAAATCTTGGGGGAACTTCGCCACCTATCCAATGACGATATTTGTATTCGCAGTTTTGGCATTCACGTCTACGTTTACGAAAGGTATCAGTATCAACTAACACATCATCATCGTGGGCATTGGGAATATAATCTTGATATCTAGGATCATCCAATAGAGGATATGTATGCTTAATCTCTTCTGACATACACCTATTTAAGCGTTAGATTGTTTTGGTTTTTTAGTTTCGAGCGTAAACTCTAACGTAACCGCCGTTAGCCATCCATGAACCACGTGCAAATCCGCCTGGGCTACCGCCACAATAGTTAGGATGAGTTCCTAGTCCACTGTTAACGTCGTTACCATTATCATGTGCATTAAAACCAAACATCAAAGGCTGTCCACAACCTACGTTACCTCTACTTGTGTTACCGTAAGCATTGTTTGAGTTTGATCCATATCTATCAAATCTAGGCTGACCTGTTCTGTCATGCCCAAATACGCCACGCCATGTTCCGTAACTAGTATCAGCGTTCATGTATTGACTTGTGCTAAACATTAAACTGCTAGGTGTGCTAGAACTGTTAAATGAGAATGGCATATATGAACTACTACCTGCACCAGGGCCACTAAATCCTGTACCATAAATCATAATGCCGTTACAGTTGTTAAATGTATAGAAACCTCTGTGTTTAGCAAAGTTTCCGTTTGCTGGTGATGTTTGTAAATTACTTTCACTATACGATGTGCTGTTTGTCCATTCTCCCGAACCGTACTGTTGTCCATCATAACTGTAACCACGCATTAACCACATCCAGCCTCCACCTTGATTGCTCATATCAATGTAAACTTGAACAGCACCACTTCCATTAATGTTCATCCAATATAATCCACTTGGTGAACCTAAATCTCTAATTGCTGTACTGCTAGTTGCCGCTCTACCTGAACTTGTACCGTCTGGATAAGGATTAACAATAATGTTAAAACTTCTAGCAACACTTTGTGAATTAGATGTTGCTGTAATACCAAAACTATAAGTTGTCTGACTTCCTACATCTGTTACATCAGCACTTGTAATTGCACCGTTGGCAGTATTTAAACTAGTGTTTCCTGGTAAACTACCCGAAGTCAACGAATATGTAACTCCGGTGCCATCGGGATCCGTTGCAGTTACACTAGTTGATTGCGATCCACGATCTGACCACGTAGCAATATTTCCTGCGCCAGTACTCCAAGTAGGATCTCTATCAATATTACCTGCAGGTTCAAGCACTGCACTTAACCCCGACGGATTAACTACTTTAATATTATAACTTACACCACCTACAAAATTTACACTACTTGCATTAGTATTTGCTGTTAATTCGCTCGAGTTTACATAAGTTGTAGATAGCGCACGTGAACTGCCGCCTGCACCTGCACCTTCAACATATACAATTGATCCACTTTTAAAGTTTGATCCTGTAATTGTAATAGTACTATCGGTGTTTTCATTAATAGTGCCAGTTTGATTTGTAACAGTTGGAGGTGCATCAATGCCTGCCCATCCTGTGTTATTATATTGTTCTAAAAATCCAAGATCGGTGTTATATCTTAATTTACCAGTAGTAGTTCCTGTACGTTCAGCCGTTGTGCCGTTTGGTAATGTAATGCCATCAGTACCTGAAAAAATTGTATTTTTATTTCTAAAATCTTTACTATCGCTCATATTATAACTCCTGGAAGATCCATCCTCTTACTGCTCCGCTATACACTAGCGAAAATCCTTCGTATTGGGTTGATGCTGTTAAATCTTGTGTTAATGCCATAATTAATGATCCATTTCTTCCTACAATTAAGTTATTTGTTTGGAAAGTACCATTTACGTCAACAAATCGCACACTATCGCCTGTATTTGGGCTTGCAGGTAAATTAATCGTAACTGCGCCACTACTAGTATCAACAAAAATTCTATCATTGTTTACTGATGTATAGCCAGTATCTGCTGACGTTTTAGTAACCCACGGATTGCCGCCACCAATACCGCTCCATGCACCGTTTACATAACCTTCAAAAATATTAAGATCTGTATTATATCGGAAGTACCCATTTGCAGGACTGTTTGGACGTTGGGCAGTTGATCCTTTTGGTACTAGTTGGTATTGTGCCGCAATTTGTGCAACGGTTGTTCCTGCAATATCAAAATCAATAGTATCTGTAGATGCTCCGGTGCCTGTAACTGTTACTTTAGACTGTGTTGGACTTGCACCCGCAATAATAGCACTAGCACCTGCAACTTTGCCATCTACATAAGTTTTAACTGCTTTTTCGGTAGGCACCGCTTCATCTGAATTATCAGCAAATGTACCATCTGTTGAAAACTCATTAATAGTAGCACCTTGTTTACCTGCTGTAATACTACCAAGTTGTAATTCATTTAGACCTGCTAAGTCAAACTCTTCAGAACTCAATGTAGCACGACCAGTTGCTTGTTCTACCTTAAAGTAATCACCTACTCGGAAGTTACCATCTTGGTCAGTGGTTACGTAGAATACTCGTCCGCCATTCTCTGAAAGTGTTTCTCTTTCTTGGCTTGGTGCTTGTGTATAATCACTAGCAATAATAACTGGGTAGTTAGTATCTGCAAAGCCACCTGAACCAAC